CACTTGGGAGTGGAATGAAACTCCAGAAGTTATTGCTGCAGTCAAAAATTTAGCAGAGTTTGCTGGCAATTATCCTGGACCACTTTATGCACCACACCCACACATCAAAGATGAAACTAAGACTGACACCGAATCAACAACTGTGGGCTAATGTGTTCCGTTGTGCTGTAGAAAGATCCAATATTTACTTTGAAGGAAAAGATCTTGAACGCCACGCAAGAGAACACACAACAGTTGTATTAGCACTTCAAAAAGGTGAGCAATTCTGGAGAGAGTTGCTATGAGTGACACTGATCCTTCAAGTCCTTGGTATGAGTTTATCTCATATTGTCGTTGTTGTGACAGTTTAGGAATTCCTATTCGTCTACAATCGTTTATGCGTTATCAACAGTATCTTAAAGAAATAGGTTTAGTATGATTAAAAAGTTTATCAAGTGGTTTATTACACCATCATCAAAACCTATTGTTGAAGATGTTGATTTGTATGCTAAGATCGTAGAACTTGAAAGTCGGATAGCAGATCTAGAGTGTGAAAACATAGAAAATTCAAATTGTTTCTATGAACTATCAAATCATATTGAAGCAGTTGATGCTCGTATAGATATACTCAGCGTTGAGACATTTACGAAAAATGTATGAACTTGATAACTTTGAAAAAGCACTAGCACACTTTGGAACACGAGTAGATATCATTATTGCTCTTGAAATGGGAGGTAAATTAGATGCTGACACTGCTTACAAAAATATTAAGATGGAACTCAAAGACCTCAAACGAATCCGTAAGCAACTCAAAAAAGAGCAGGATTTGTGACAAATGTGGCGAGACAAAACCTCTTGACGCTGACCACTTCCAGGTGGTAAAATACTTTCGTGATGGGTTCTCTTACTACTGTCATGAGTGCTCTAAACCTAAACCTAGAGAAGATTGATTATGGACTATAAAAAGTATTCTCTTGAGAATCTTGAGAAGTGGGTGATTGATGCTGTAACTACTGGTGAAGCAACTCCAAGAGAAATATATGACACTATCTACGATGTAGTGTGTGAGGAGTATTATCACCACAAGCATCATACAAGTCGTTGTTATGATTTGATGCTGTTGCTAAATGGTAACGGTAATCATATTCGTGATGATAGTGTTCTTTCTTGTGATAAAGATGATAAGTCTCCCGAGTGTCAGCAAGCGTGGAATGATTTTTGGGAAGATAGTGGTTCCTCTAAAGAAAGTTCCCAATACACTGAAGAAGAATTAAATGCGATGTGTGACAAAGCAGCATCGGATGATGAGAAGAATAAGTGTCGTGAATATAATCTGCGCGAGGCTGAATACTATAACAAACGCGCAGAACTTGATTCTAAATGGAAATCTGTCAGTGTGCCATCTCAACCACTTTATGTAAGTGAGGATGGTGATGTTTGGATTCCTGATACTGCCACGAAAGAAGATAAAGTAGTGAAGTGGCAACTTCCTGTTGAAGTTGATGGTTTGACTGGAGAATGTATTGTTCAGTTTCCTGATGATTTGTTAGAAGCAGCAAATCTGAAAGAAGGTGATACTGTAGAATGGATTGATCGTGGTGATGGTAGTTTTGAATTGAGGAAAGTAAAAAATGTTAAGTAAACAAACATTAGATCACTTACTAGAAGCTGAGTCACATCTTCGTGCTGCTATTAGAGTTGCATCCACATCAGAAAAACCTTTGGTTGTAAAGCAACTATCGCAACTTCTTCTTGATATGGAGAACTGTAAAAAGATTGAAGAGTTGATGGATATGCTTGATAGTAGAAAACCTGGAAGTAGTGGTTCTTTTGGATCTTTCTTTAGTGATAAAGATTAAGAAGTGTTGCCCAATCCCAAAGAAAATATTAAGAAACCTTACATCTCCCTTAAATACTGTTAGGATATGAAGACAAACGCGGGAGCAACAGTATGACTCTTCCATCAAAAGGACAAGAAAATCTCACGGACGACGAATGGCTTGAGATGGATGCACTGAGAAAAGTTATTTCACAAAGACCTCAAGCACTTATACCTGAAAAGATGGAAAAGTTCTCCGAATACTTTGTTCGAAGTTTGAGAGAAATGGGTGGTTGATTGAAACTGGGCCCCTGAAAGTGTACCAGTAGTGTAAGCACACAATCAAATGTCAACTCGCTCTCGTATTGGAATCGAACTTTCTGATGGTTCTATTCTCTCTGCCTACCATCACTGGGATGGTTATCCTGAGTGGTTGGGTCGTATTCTGAACACTCACTATAATACTAAAGAGAAAGTTGCAGAACTGGTTGATGGTGGTGATATGAGTTCTTGTTGGACTAATGAGCGTTGGTCTAATGATTTGTTGGATCGTCACAGAGAAGAATACGGTCCCAATCACTATGCCTATCGCGGTGAAGATTCTCCTCCTCGCCTTGATGCTGACCTGTGTGAGTATCTGCTGCCAGATAATAGCGAAGAGTATGCCTATGTCTTTCGTAATGGGGAGTGGGTGTGTTATAATATGAATAAGTTTGATGATACCAAACTTCTTGAAGTTGTTGAAATCCCCTCTGGTGCTCTTGCAGTATGAATCGTAAGTACATTATCACATTCGCATTGGGTTTTGCTGCTATCATTGGTTGGAATGTATTTCTAATTCAACGCGATGAGAGGCTTTATGATTCATACTATCGTGCAAAGGCGATAGAGAATCTTCAGAAACCTCCAAGTTCTGACATTACTTACTCTCCCAAAGAAAGGTTCTGTCAATCTCAAGCAAAGTGGCATCCTGATTGTAATTTGGAATGAGTTTATTTCTTGGTCTAGCAATCTATTCTGCTTTGGTTGCTTTTATCTCATCTCTTATGATATATTACTATAAGGTAATGTATCCTCGTGAAAAAGCAAAACTTAAGGAGAAGTCTAAATGATCCCTCAACGTATTCGTGAACTGATTATGAACGCTGAACAACAAAAGATTGCTCGTGAGTTTTGGGCAGAGATTGAACGTCTTGCTGCTGAAAAGGAAGTGACTGTTGATTACTATCTTGCGGAGTTTTATTGATGACATTTATTTTGGGAGTTCTTTCTGGTATTCTAATCACATTTGGATTTGCACTATTGTCAGTTTCATCTGACCAAGATGATATTGTTGACAATCACACTGATTTTCGTTAAACTGAAGGAGTAAATTACACAAACAAATGGCACAAAAGTTCTTGTATATTGTCGATCATTACATTCCTTTTCCTTCTAGTGAGTATGGTGGACTTTGGAATGTTATTGCAGAAGATGACAACGAATGTTTCGATTTGATTTCTGCAGAAGATGATGGTAATTTTTATGAACAGCATTACACATCTCTTCGTGAAAACATCCTAAATGCAAGAACTTATGCTCTTGCTGAAGATGTAGATTCTGTTGTTGTTGAGTCCTTCACTACCTGATTATGACACATCAAGTTGCACACATGGACAAGATGCTGTTCGATTTGAAACAGCAGTATCAGGCACAAATCAGTCGTCTTCAAAATAAGATTAGCGAACAAGAGCAAGAGATTGCCAAACTCAAAACATTGATCTCTCTTCTATCCATTGAGCGTGAGTACGACATCTGATGAAATTGTCAGTCGATCTTATCCCACAATTTATTCACAAAGCACCAAAAGAGATGCACTATGAGGTTGAACAATTCAAGCGTAACATCTTTTCTATTTGGGTGTGTTATGATCGCAATTTCGACTACAATCTTGGTAAACCTGTCAAGTGCATTTGGGGGTTTTACGACTACAAAAAGTGCCAATTCTTTAGTCCTGTAAATAGTTCAACAGTTGGCAAACAGGTAGATTTCAGGAACACAAGAAACTACACGGCTATGCCTCTGAAACTTAATCCTTTAGAAGCAGCATTTATATGACATACGAACCACAAGTCAACGATTATGTTGAATGGACAAAAGGTGTTGAAGGTTGGGTTTATTTCAAAGATAGTGAATACATTACGATTGAGTATAATGTTCGTCCCAAAGATGAAGTCAACCTTGAGTGCTGTCCTATTCACAGAAATGAAAGATTGCTTGTGATTTGTTATGCTGAACAATGGAAAGAATTAAAATACATCAAGTCGAGACAATCAATCTATGAAGAAGAGGAAAAGTGTCTGGCGGTTGCTTGCTAAAGCACTGGGAGAAAAAGCAAGTAAATGCGACAAAGAAGCAGATAAGATAGCACTTATCCGATTACTAATCACTGCACAAATTCTTATCACAAACTTCTTTATCATCTATGGTGTAATAAGAGTGAATCATTTTCCAATAGATAAGAATCAAAAAGTTGAGGTTGTGATTGATGCTTCAACGCTTCCTGATTATCAAACACCAGAACCAAGAAAGAGTAACAAATCATTTGAGTTTGAGTGAAACTGGGCCCCTGAAACTGTACTAATAGTGTAAGCATGAACGATTCTATGGACTGCTTTGATGACATTCAAATTGAAGAGCTCCAAAACTTTGATTTTGTTGAAAGAGATTTGATTGATATCATCGAAGAAGAAAACGATTTCAACATGAAAGATTATCTCAATAGCAACTACGATTACTGATTATGACTCCCGACACACTTGATTTTACTGGAAACGCTGTTACTTATCTTGGATTTGTAGGTGTAGTTTCTGCTTTTGTTATTATTGTAACCTCATTTCGCAGGTTCTTCAATTCTCCCTATAATGTTCGTGTGACACCCAAAAAAGTGTCCACTAAACTCACCACTGACTCTGAAACTCCTGTATCCTGATCAAATGACTGAAACTGTTAATGTGCTTCCTCACATTCGTGAAATGAAAGAAACTTGGCGTCGTCAAGATTTCACCTTTACTAAGCAACAACAAGAAGAATACGATCTCTTGATTGCTGCTCGTCGTGAGCGTGTTAAGTATTTCTATGACAACGACATGGTATGTAAGATTAGTAAGTCTGCACAAGACAAACTGCGAGATGCTGAGGATAACTAAATATTGAGAAGAGTGTTTAGGTAACGATGAAATCATTTCAGGAGTTTATGATTCTTGCTGAAGCAGCTTATGATGCTAGCGTCATGGGTTCATCACAAATCCGTCGCGGTGGTGATGGTACAAAGATTGGAGCTGAGCGCAAGAAGACTGCTCCTGAAATGAGAAGAATGAGGTCAGTTAGGAATCCTCAAACTGGTAAAATTGAGAGAGTTGCTACTGGTTACAAAAAAAGAAAGGATGTTGGTACTCAAAAACAAGCATCCACAAGAGTACAACAACCTGAAAAGGAAAGAGGCAGCAAAGAAGTTGCACAATCTTATGCTGAAAAGGTAAAAGCAGAAAGAATAAAAGCAGCACAAGCAAGAATTGCTGCTAAGAAAGCAGGACAAAAACCTGAAGCAGCAAAGACAACTTCAAGAGAAGCAGAGAAGGAAGCATCAAAGCTTCTCTCAAAGAAAGCACCAGCAAAGAAACCTTCTGGTGAAAAAGAAGATCACATGGTCAAAGGTTCTCTACTTCCAAAAGGTGAAAAAAGACCTTATGCAAGAGATGAGAAAAAGAGAATTGTAAGAACTGGTAAGAGATTAGCAGCAGACTTGCAAAAAGGAAGAGACAGACCAGCAAGTCATTATCAATCTTCACTCACGCCATCTAAGTAAAACTGGGCCCCTGAAAGTGTACCACTATTAGATGATTCAACTCTTTTGACTACTGCTCAAATTACTGCTGGAACCGAAGCAAAACGCATTGGTCATGTTAATGAGCAGCGTATTTGTGACTGGTTGAATACTAAATCACGAGGTCATGTTGTTGATGGGAAACCAAAGACAAAACAAGACATTATCAATAAAGAAACAGGAGTTTCTTATAGTCTTAAATCTGTCAGTAAGAATCACACTCAATGTCATCTTACTTCTACTGAAAGATGGTGTGAGTTCTTTAACATTGGTGGCGATCTCCGCGTGTGGTTTGATTCTTTCTTCGGTATTCCTGGAAAAGATGTAAGTAACGGTCAAAGCCGTCAGCATCGTCTTACAAAAAGTCAGATTGGTGATGGTTACAATGATTGGGCACTTGAATGGTTCAATCAACACAAACTTGAGATTTTTGATGTCATTGTCCGTCGTGGTATGAGTGATACTCCAGTCAACTATTTGATCTGGTTTGATAAACCTACTACCAACACTGAGGTTTATTCTATTGAAGATCTTGAGAAACTGGTGTATAATGGACAATGGATAATGAATGAGACTACGCTACATTTTATTGATGCAAATGGCAATAAAATGTTTCACCTTCAAATGAAAGGTTCTGGTAAAAAATACACTTCAGGATACCATGGATTGATGTTCCACATTTACAAAACTTTCTGATGTTTTCTATCGAATTAGTAATTACAAAGGAGCAAAAACAAGAAGTAAAAACAATCATCGAAACCTATCACAGTTATGTTGCATCTGCTGCATCTGTAGGTAGAAGAATTGATTGGTTGATTTATTATACTGAAGATGGACTACTTCCAGAATGTATTGGTATGATTGGTCTTGGTTCTTCCGTGTATCCTCCACCAAAAGATTTGCTGAATAGAGTTGGATTAACAAAGGAAGAATACAGAAAAGTTTTTAACTCATTCGCAAATAATTGGAGATTCTGTCTCAAGAAAAGGATTCCAAATGCAGGTACTCAAATCCTTAAACTTGTACGCAATTCCTGTCAACAAGTGTGGAAAGAAAAGTATGGAGATGACCTGCAACATTTGCTGACATTTGTTGCTGGTGGAAACAATGGGGCAGTGTATAAAGCTGATAACTGGGAAGTTGTAGGAGAAACCGCAGGATTGCCAGCACATAAATCTACATCAATGAAGTGGGATAATAGTGAACAACTGAAGCAAAAGTTTGTTAAACCAACTGGAGAGAACAAGAAAATTATACTTTACAAAAAATTGTGAGTATTATTGGGCCCCTGAAAGTGTACCAGTGGTATAACCACTGACACAAGATAAAATGCTCTGGCAAGATCGCAACGGAACCTGGCACAGCACAGTTTCTCCGATTGATATGAAAATCGAACAAGCAATGATTCAAGCACGGTTCGATAAAGAATGGACTGAAAAGGAACGCTCAGGCGATTGGCTTTTTGACGAAATGTTCGGCGGATGATTAAACCCCACCAGCACGCTTAGATTGACCTCTAAGCGTGCTATTCTTGTCTTTAGATACCAAACCACTGACAACTATGAATTACATTCAAATCCCTGATTTTGTGTTTGATAGCATCATTAAGAGCCTTCAGCGAGGTTATGATGTGTGTGATGGAGTTGATTACTCTTCCAAAGAAATTGAGAAGTCTTCAGAGTATGCAACTGGTTACAGTCGTGCTACAATAGGAAGTGTTCTTGAAGACCTTAAGCGATACAAACAAATTAGTAACTGATACTGGGCCCCTGAAACTGTACTTATAGTATGAGCACCAATACGATGAACATTCAACTCCGTCCGCATCAAGAACGCGGTGTTGTTGCTATGCAAAAGCACAACAAAGGCCAAATCATTGTTCCTACTGGCGGCGGAAAGACGCTGAAGATGATCTATGATTGTCTGCGCGAGTTGCAGTCTGAAACTCCTCAGACCATTGTTGTTGTTGCTCCTCGCATTTTGCTTGCTGAGCAACTCTCTGCTGAGTTTCTTGAGTTCATCACCAATGCAGAAGTGATGCATGTTCACTCTGGCGAAACTCACCACTTCAGCACTACTAAACCCGCTGACATTGTTGTTCACACTGGTGCCTGTATTGCTGCAGGTAAGCATCAACTTATCTTCACAACTTACAACTCCCTGAATCGTCTGCAAGCAGCGGAGATTGATGTAGATACGATCTACTTTGATGAGGCACATAATTCTGTTCAGCGTCACTTTTTCCCTGCAACTGAGCATTTTGCTGCTAATGCCAAGCGTTGCTATTTCTTCACTGCTACACCTAAGCACAGTCTAGCTGTTGGCAAACCTGGCATGAATGATTCTGCTGTTTATGGTCAGGTAATCTGCAAAGTTCCTGCTCCTGAGTTGGTTGAAGGTGGTTACATTGTACCTCCTAAAGTGATTGTCAAGCAACTGGAGATGGTGACTGGCAAGCAGACTAATTATGACCGAGATTCTGCCAACTTGCTGGAAACGATTGATGACAACAAAGTCGGCAAGATTCTGATCTGTGCTAAGGCAACCAAGCAGATTGTTTCTCTGGTAACCGAAACTGATTTCTGTTTCCAGTTGGAATGTCGCGGTTATTCTTGGATGTATATTACTGCCAAGACGGGCGCAGTTATTGATGGCAAGAAGGTCAATCGTGAAGTATTCTTTGACACTCTAAGTGCATGGGGTAAGGATAACAATAAGAAGTTTGTTGTTCTTCACCACTCCATCCTGGCTGAAGGTATCAATGTAAGTGGTCTTGAAGCAGTATTGTTCCTGCGTAACATGGACTTCATTGGCATCAGTCAGACCATCGGCCGTTGCATCCGTTTGCATCACGATGATGCCAAAGGTTTGCGCGATGGAAGTATCCAACCTGGCAACCTGAGTCAGTATAGCAAATCGTTCGGTCTTGTGTGTGTCCCAGTGTACTCCAAGGTTGGTATCAGCACTGCCAAAGCTGTGCAGTCAGTTGTTGACACTATCTTCCAGAAGGGCGAACCTGCCATCTCTGTTGTGAGGCGGTGAGTCTTATGGTAGACTCAAGTGGCCATCAGGGTCAAAAACCTGATTTTTCTGCAATTTCACTGCAAACGACCTAGAATCCATCCACCGCAACCAAATTAACGATTTTTCTCAAAATGAACCCGAAGAACTGGAAAGCCTACTGTCAAACTACATTCAACTCAATGCGAGCAAATGTAGACAACTGGGGAGATCCTGATTTCTTCCGACCCATCACACGATTGTACTACATCGGTGTGTTTGATTGTGGACAAGTGAATCATCTTGGACTGATAAGCTCTGCCGCAAAAGATAATCCCAAAGAGCGAACTCATGATCACTGTTTGTCGCCACAATTCATCGGTCGGATGATTATGGACAATCCAGACAAATACCTATCTGATTATGATGTATTTGAAAACCTATTCTGGTTATCCTGCTCTACGATTACGGTGACAAAAGAAGAGAATAGGCAGTTGAGTATGCTGACAGAAAATGATGGCATCGACTATAAAGTTCATGTCCCAACTAATCTCAAGTATCAGCATCTTGACATCAAATTGTATCAAAAGAATGGTGCAAGATGGGATAATGCTATAGAATACGATGACAACATTATTCCTGCACCTGTAGATTTGCTTGAGTATGAAAAGAGGTTTCTAGTATGAAAGAGGGATTTATTGTGGGCAAAGGTAACTATGCAGCAGTTCCGTTTGGCAATCAATTAATGGTCATTCACAACGGACAGCAACTCAAAGTGTGTAGGACTGAAGCATCAGCAAGAAAGTTTATTGATGATCACAAAAAAGGCAAGAGCGTAGCTAAATTGCCCATTGATTGAAACTGGGCCCCTGAAAGTGTACCTATAGTATGAGCACGAAGCAAATGCAGAACAAACATCTAGAACATCCTGAAGATTGTATCCTGACAGGTGATCTTTCTGTTCTGGATTGGTTCTCTGCAGATTCTACCATCAGTGTCAAGATGGATGGTGCTCCAGCTATTGTTTGGGGCACAAATCCTCAGAATGGTAAGTTTTTCGTATGCACCAAGGCAGCTTTTAACAAGAAAAAGATTCGTCTTTGCTATACTGAAGATGACATCTTTACTCATTTTGGTGGACAACCTCGCGTAACACAGATTCTCATCTTCTGCCTAGAGTTTCTGCCTCGCACTCAACAAGTGTTGCAAGGTGATTGGATTGGTTTCGGTAAAGGGTTGGATACATTTACTCCCAACACAATTACCTACAAGTTCCCTGAGAAAGTTCGTCAGGAGATTATCATTGCTCCACACACAATCTACAGTGGTTCTGATGACATTCGTGAAATGTCTGCTGCTCCTCTGCAATCCAAACTGATTAGCACTAAAGATTGCCTGTTTGTCCAGCCTTCTGTCGAACTGAATCCTTATCGTGAAGATCTGGAGGATGTTTGTAAGTTTGCCAAGCAAATGTCTACTCTGTGTGAGTTTGTGAGTGAAAAGAAAGCATCACAAATCAAAAAAGAGATCAATGCCTGCATCCGTGAGCAAAAGGTCGTGGATGAGAATGAAATTGCAGAAAAATGTGATTGTGACAAGTATCTGATCTCTTTGTGGAAGTTGGTGAAGACAATCAAGGATGATCTGTTCCTGTTCATTCACGAAACTGATGAGATCGAATGTTTCATTGGTGGTATTGATTCCTTCCATGAAGGTTATGTTATCACCAATCAATTCGGCACCTATAAGGTAGTTGATCGTGAAACATTCTCTCATGCAAACTTTACCATGCAAAAGTCTTGGGGTTGATAACTGGGCCCTTGAAAGTGTCCTTATAGTATGAGCACTGCACAAATGACAACCACAACTCTCACCGATTATTCTGCACAACAAGAGGCAAAAGGTAACATTGCTAATGCTGTTCTAGGTCACACTTTTGCATTGTGTGAAGCATTGCGTCATAATGGACCTGATGGTTATGATTTCTACCCAGAAACGGGTCGTAAGTATCACAAACTGATCATGGTTGATAGTGGTGGTGGTCGCAGTGTTCATGCCTTTATTGATAAGCAAACTGGACAAGTGTATAAGTCTGCTTCATGGAAAGCTCCTGCGAAAGGTGTTCGTTATGACCTGCGATTGATCAAAGATCGTGAATGGTTGCTGGAACATGCTGACTGGGCAGGTGGTTATTTGTACGCAAAATGAATAGAAATCCATCACTATACAATGACCAATCAATAGAAGAATCAATCAAAAGTGGTTATTGTATTCCAAAACCTATAAGTTCTGCTTCAACTGATAAATGGGTGGAATACATCAGAAAGTTTATGATAAATGAACCTGTTATGGTTATTGACTTAAACACTTTCAAACTTCGTCCATCAAAGTATCAATGACTTACTCCAATCTCTCAAAGATTCGTCCCAAACTGAGAACAACTGGGCGTGTGTCAGGTAACTTTGGAAAATCAAAAGTTACAGCAGGTTCTTCACTCAATGACATCGGTGGTGATGGTAACATAGGTGCCACACAAGATGATTATCTAAATCGTCTGTATTATGCTTTTGATAACACCACTGATCTTAAACTTCAACGCTTCATCTATTCTGAAATCCGCAAGATTCACATTCAAAGAGGAACTTGGTAATGGCAACTTATCGTGCTAAATGTTGGTTAGGTTCTGCATCTGGTTATCAAGAACTGGAAGTACAATCTAACACTCTCTATGGTGCAAAAGAGCAGTTTGAGAGAATCTATGGTGCTGAGCAGGTTATTAACCTTCGGGAGGTAAGATCAGGTAACAATTCATCATTTAGTTCTGGTGATCTTGGTGGTTATCTGATGCTGGGGGCGATACTGTTTGGCATTTGGTTGGTTGTAGAATACTGGTGGATTGTTGTTCCTCTTGCTTCTATAGCTCTGATAGGTTGGTTATACACAAAGTTTTCTGGTAACTAAAACTGGGCCCCTGAAAGTGTACCAGTAGTATGAGCAACACAATCATGGATCAAGTTTATCACTACCATACAGATTGGAAAAATGGTAAGGTAAATCAAATGTGGATTCAGCAAGTGAATGACAAGTTCATCGCTATTGCATACAATCCCGAAAAGAATGTGTCAATGCCTATGTCGAAACCCCGCACTTCTTACGATGAAACTCTACAATGGGTTCGCGGTTGGTGTGGTACTTTCTGCACACTTCCTGCCTGATTGATTATGAACACTGGTTATACACTCAACCGCGTTAATTTTACCAGAGATGAGGAAACTTGCATCTTACGGTTTCTGAATCAAGCACGAGAATGTGGGTATCCTTCGGGTAACTCTGAATGGTATTCTGTGATTGATTCTATCATCTCCAAGTATTACGATTCTGACATCAAAGAAGCACAAAGCTTTCAAACATTCTAACTGGGCCCCTGAAAGTGTACCAGTAGTATAAGCACAACAAAGATGTTATTCACTTCTGGAACGAAACAAAAGAAGAAACTAGCAAATCAAGTATTTGACTGGTTTGCTTCACAAAATGATCTCGATTCTATTGAAGTTGAGGTATTTCATACAGACTTAACTGATGATGGTGTATTTGGTTGGTGTGAACAGAGTGATGAGAATGAGTTTTTAATTTCAATTCATAATGACTTGAAATCCGACGATTACATTATTACTTTACTTCATGAGTTAGTCCATGTTGTTCAATCTCTTCGTGGATTATTTGATGATGAATTGAGAGAACAAGAAGCACACCAACTAGAGTCTATTCTTTTCAACCAATTTACTGCAGCTAACTGATGAAAACCAACACTCTCTATGTTTATGTCATGTTTGCTGAGTTGCGCGGCATTTATGATAGTGTGAACATCAAAATTGGTGTAAGCGATAATCCTAATAATCGGCGTTTGAAAGAAATTCAAACTGGATGTCCTGGAAATGTTCATCTAATTCGCACATTTGATGCAGGTCAAGATGCTTATGTTCATGAGAGATACTTTCACAAACTCTATGAAGATTTTTCTACTGGTGGTGAGTGGTTTGAGTTTAGTAATGACTATTTTGTAGAAAAAGTCTTGCCTGAAATGATTGAGTATTTCGGCAAGATTGAAATTTGTTATGATAAGCAAGAGCATACAACTCTCACTCTTGATGAACTTCTCCGCGATGTAAATTGTGCAGAGTTTCAAATTTCAAATGGTTTGGAGGATGATTATACTAATCGTAAAATGATTCAGGTCAAACTGAAGAAAGCACAAACTTTGGTTGATGATAGTAAGAAGTTGGAGTTTCAGACAATTATTGATAAGATTCAGAGTGTAATTGATGAGGAATGTAAAGCAAAGCGTAAAAAAGATCAAGAACAATTAGCAATCAAGAATTTGAAGCGTAAAGCATATCTAGCACAAAAACGCTTGGAATCTATTGCAATGGGTATCTTAGTTGGTATGAAGTGATTAACTGGGCCCCTGAAAGTGTATCAGTAGTATAAGCACAACAAACGAAACGAAATTATGACTCACAAGAACCCTTATGTCCAGAACCTGATTGAAATGGGTTACGATGAAGCAGACTGTCAGATGGTAGCATCTGCAGGTGTTAAGGATACCTATCCTCGCACGATTCACGGTCGTGTTTTTAACACCGAAGCTGAGTATAAGGAAGCACTCGCTGACTTTATCAACGGACTCTGATAGTTATTGGGCCCCTGAAAGTGTACCAGTAGTATGACTGAAACCTTTACCGTTCGATTCTGGTCTGAGCATCTCGATTCTCCCGAGTATATTGGACCTTTCTACTCTGAAGCTGATGCAGAAGATTATGCTGATGATCGCAACAGTTCTTTAGCATTATCTGGTATCCCTTCCTGGGTTGCTTGTTACTCTGTTGTTTGATTGATTATGATGTTCCAAGTTACTGAAATTGAGTTTGATTTTGATGATGAAGACATCCACACCGAAGAATATAATCGGTTGATGGATGAAACGATTGGTAGTTTTTGGGAAGCAGATGATGAGGAAGATCTAGTTGAAGAGATCACATGTGCGACAGGTTGGTGTATCAAATCCATTGATTATCGTCACATTCTGAAATGAGAATTGCTTTTCTGATTGCAACTTTAGCACTTGGACTTCGCATTGGTTTGAGTGCTCATGCCACAGTGAATGAGTATCAAGAACAGCGAGCAGAATTGTTCTGTCAAGCAGATCCTAACTATTGCACCGCAAAGTGAAACAAACTCTCATCAAACCAACTATTCTCAAGATCAACAATCGTCTTGTAAAGAAATACGAACCAGTACAAAAACCAGTTAATTCCTGGGCAGAGATTACTCGTCGAATTGATGAACTTTTTGATCAATCTTTGGAGGATTATACTCTACTCCACAAACCTCACAATAAGTATTATTGGGCCCTTGAAAGTGTATCAGTAGTATGACAAGCAACCAAGATCAAATGTTTATTCTTAACGACACCGCAAAGAAAGATCCTGCAGTTCAGATTGCAATGGCAAACTATGTTGAACAACTGAAGCGTGAAGAAGCACGACGGCAAGCAATTCTCTCTGGAGATTATATTCCTTGCCCTGAAACAGTTTGGAACATTTCTGACCGCGATTGATGGCACGGAGATTAACATTTAAGAGTCCATCCAAAGTGAAGACGATTGCACTGATCTTTGCTGTTGCATTTATACTCTCACCAGGAGTTCGTAACATCACCTCCAACACTTTACACACTGTTGCTGACATTATTGCACCCCATGATTGAAACCAATTATTACATTTTGAATGGTGAACAATACCAAGAGTTTTATACTGAAGCACAGAAACTTGGTGTCAGTATTGATTACTTTCTTGATGAGTTTTGTGATACTGAAGGACCATACATCTACAATGACTAGAATTGGGCCCCTGAAAGTGTACCAATAGTATGAGCACTAACGACCTTCTCGATTCCATCAAACTCAGCGAGCAGCTGGCACTCGAAAACTATGAACAACGCAATGGAGTTGTTGATTATCGCTTGCCTGGAGTTTGTCATCACTACTTCGCAAAGTACGATTTGAATGGCACTCGCAATGGTGAGATTTGCCTGACTTGCAAAGTTAGCAAGACTGTAAAAGGACAGTTGCGCTATACTTTCCAGGTTGATGGTAAGCGTATCGCATACAAAGAGATTTGGACTAAGTTTAATCTCTTGGGCGCATTTCGCATCTGATTTTTAACCCTAACTGAAACACAATGACTAACACATTTGATCGTCAACAACTCATCTCTGATTATGCTCAACAGATCCTAGATGGGATGGATATGAAAACAATGGAATGTTTCGTTTATGATACACTTATTGACAATCTTTCCTCTTATTCTGATGAAGAACTGATCGAGGAAGTTACTGAATACAATCCTGAATTGATTGAAGGTTGATAAGAACTGGGCCCCTGAAAGTGTACCAGTAGTATAACCACTGAACTTCAAACCATGCGAGTCATCGAACGCCAAATGAATCAAGCAATCAGCACCGAAACTGATTGGAAAAAAGATAACACACAAGTTGTCAACATTGAAGGTGTAAGTTTTGTCTATTTGTATAACAATCTGATTGCGATGGTAGGTGATACCTGGCTGGAATTGTTTGATGGTGGACATAAGACTGCAACCACCAAATCGCGTCTCAATGCTATTCTCTCCGAGCATGGAAATAGCGAGTATGTTTATCAGAAAAACTTTGAATGGTTTGTGTCTACTAAGTACGGTGATGTTCCTTTCAACAATGGCATCAAACTGAACTGAATTAAAGTTACTCACCTTGAAAGTGTCCCTATAGTATAACCGCAACCAACCAACCAAAACTGACAATGACTTACAAAGAACTTCTCACTCAACTTCAACAACTCACTGAAGATCAACTGAATCAAGATGTTTGTCTCTACAACAAGTGGGAGGATCAACACATTCAATACGATGTAGATTTTGTGTTTGCAACTGAGGAATGTGATGTCCTCGATCTTGACCATCCTATCATTCGTTTCTGATGTTCACCATTCGTTACTTCACTCCTTATCAACAACAATGGAGAACTCAAAGCTTTCCTACACTTGATGAAGCAAATCGTATGATCCAATTCTACATCTCTTGTGGAAGTCCTGCTGAATTAGTATAATACAATGAGGAAGGAGTTTGCCTCGTGCTTCGCACTCAAGCGCAAGCGCCATCTACAAAAGAAAGTGACTCTGTAAAGTGTAGATAATTTGTCTCAAATAGGGGTGGTTAGATTTATAGGCAGGGGACTGGTTATCCCCTGCTTTTTTATTGTCTAAATTACCAAAATAAGGTAAAAAAGTATTAAAAAGGTTTAAAAAAGCCTTTTTTAATTATAGCTGAGAGATTGTTATGTGTGATACTTATTGTTATCAATGTCTGATAATGATACGGATTCGTATCAATTAAGACCTGCATTTATGTCTTTTAAATCCTTCTAGACCTTGTGATTATACCCTTATAAATGTGCTGAGACCTTGTGATCTAACCTTGCGAGCTTACAGCAACTCCCCCGAAATGTCAAGCACCCCCGTCATAAAATCCCCACAATCCCCCCATCAAAATCCACCGCTCCCTCATAAATACTCTGAACTCCTTGACACCTATCTGCAGGCATCTTATACTATCTACAGTAACACTCACGGAGCACACTTATGTCAGTAGCGTATCAGAAAGCTCAGAAGCAGCGTTATAGGGTCACCCTGGAATTTGAGGTCTTCGAAGACTTCGACCCGCATCAACTTGACTGGGAGAAAGTATTCAAGTTGGAACCAGCTGAGCGTGTTGAAGCTTATGTGGAAGACCTGAGCCGTCCTGATAGGTGGTGAAATTGTGCTTTGAGTTTTGATAGCATAACCCCCCCTAAATACCCCCAGTTATGCTATCAAAACTATGAGACCCCTAAAGTATAGAAATCTAGGTCCTGGAAGTATGATTAGGGTCCCACAGCTAGTCATCAGTATTCTACCACAACTGCAAGAGGTTATGCAACACTTAGAGGAGAACGATCGTGACAGTGTGGAGGTTCTAGCTTCAGTCCTTGATAACATTCAGCAGGGCGTAAGTAACTGATACTGGGCCCCTGAAAGTGTACCAATAGTGTAAGGACCAAACCCAAACGATGAGCACCACTTACCAACGCAATGTTCTCTCTACTGAGTACAATGGTTGGGAGAATTATGAGACCTGGAATGTTGCTCTGTGGATCAACAATGATGAAGGTTTGTATCACCTCGCTCAAGAAGTTGGCAACTATGTTGACTTTGTAGAAGTGCTAAAAGACTGTGGTTCTGATAGCACTCCTGACGGCGTTCGTTACGATGACCCTGCTGTAAATGTCATCCAACTGAATAGCGATGTGTTCGACCTCTGATTAACACATAAGACACACACAGTTACTAACATTCTCATGACTCAATCACGCACCGTCACCTTCACCAATGTTCAGGACAAAGTAGAGCGTACTGTAGAGTTTCCTAGTTATCAGTCTGCCTATCAATTTGTCACTAGTTTGCATATCGCTGGTGTGGATGCAGTGATCAATCTTCTTCCTGAAGATATCGCTGCCTGATATACCCCACTCCTGTCGTATGAGTATAAACTAGGCATTGACAGTTCACAACACTTTTCTTCTTTATTATGTCCAAGTCCGTTCTTCTTTCTCTGCTGGCTCAAGGTAACACTGGCACTGAGATTCTGTCCATTC